AAGGTGAAAGATATACCGCTATTGGAACATCTCAAGGTTTATTTTTATATTACGGAGAAGCTTTTTACGATATTACTCCTTTAGATACAGCGATTACTGGAGCTACATTTGATACTTTTTCAAGTCAAAATAATGTAACTGTAAATAAAATAGGACACGGATTAGAGGTTGGAAGATATGTAACGTTTACATCCGTTACTCCTCCTACTGGATACGTAGCAACTGATTTTACTGAAGGGGCTTTTGAAATATTAACTGTTCCTGATGCAAACAGTTTTACAATTCAAATGAGAGTTAATGCTAGTGGCGCTGCCTCTGCTTCGGGATCAGCTAGTATAAATCCTTATGTTGAAGTGGGTCCTACTTTTCAAACCAAGGGATATGGTTGGGGAACTTACTTATGGAGTGATTCTACTTGGGGAACGGAACGAGGAACAAGTAATGTAACTTTAGATCCCGGTAACTGGTCTTTAGATAACTTCGGAGAAGTTTTAGTTGCTACAATATTTAATGGTAAAACTTTTACGTGGGATGCAGGAGCGACCAACCCACGAACTGTAAGAGCTTCGCAATCAACTTCAGGTTTTTCTACCTCTGCTAATCCTACAAAAACTAGATTTACTTTAGTATCAGATAGAGATAGACATTTATTTCATTTTGGAACAGAGACTACTATTGGTAATTCTTTAACTCAAGATCCTATGTTCGTAAGATTTTCTAATCAAGAAGATTTAAATACTTATTTACCAACCGCAACTAACACGGCAGGAACTTTTAGATTAGACACAGGAAATAAAATTACAGCTGCTCTTCAAGGTAAAGATTATGTTTTTGTTTTAACCGATCTTGCAGCTTATGTAATTCAATTCGTAGGACCACCTTTTACATTTAGCGTAAGACAAGTAGGAACTAATTGTGGATGTATTGCACAACACGCAGCCACTTATGTTAATGGCGCTGTTTATTGGATGTCGGGTGAAGGTGGATTTTTTATGTACGATGGGACAGTAAAAGCTTTACCGTGTTTAGTAGAAGACTTTGTGTTTACTACACGTAATGGTGATCTAGGAATTAATTATGATGCAGCAGCTACAGTTTTTTCAGCACCCAACACTTTATATACAGAAGTAAATTGGTTTTATCCTAAGTCCGGATCTTTACAAATAGATCGATGTGTAACTTATAACTATCAAGAAAACTGTTGGACTACATCTTCTTTGGACAGAACTACTTATCAAGATCAAGGTGTGTTTAACTTACCTTATGCAACCGATTATGAAACAACAAACACACCGGTTTTTTCTGAAATATCAGGTATTACAAATAAATATGGAGCATCAATATATTATGCTCATGAAATAGGAACTGATCAAGTTAACAGTTCGGGCACTACAGCAATTGCAGCATTTATTAGATCGGGAGATTTTGATATAGACGACGGAGAATTATTTATGTCTATGAGAAGATTTATGCCTGACTATAAATTTTTAGTCGGTGATTCAAAAGTAACTTTGTTTATTTCTGATTTTCCTTCTGATATTCAAACAGGGTCACCACTCGGACCCTTTACAATAACTAGCACTACTGATAAAGTAGACACCAGAGCAAGAGGAAGATTACTATCATTAAAAGTAGAAAACGATGCTGCAGGACAAACTTGGCGTTATGGTAGTTTTAGAATGGATGCTCAACCAGACGGAAGGAGATAAAATGACAAAAAGACTAAACATTAAAAAAGCAATTAAAAAACCAGGTTCTTTAAGAAAAGCTTTAAAGATTAAAAAAGGTGAAAAGATTCCTTTAGATAAATTAAATAAAGCAGCTAAGGCAAAAGGCAAATTAGGCCAACGAGCTCGTTTTGCTAAAACATTAAGAAAAATAAACAAAGCATAATGGCAAAGTTAACTAATTATATACCTGAACCTAAAGAAGAATATAGTGTAGAAAATCAAAGACAGATAGTTGAGTCTATGACTACTATGAAACAACAACTTAATTTTTCTTTTCAAGAAGATTTAAAAAATGAACAAGACGCATTTAATTATTTTTTAACATGACCATACAATATAAAAATCAAGGTTTTAAACAAACTGATACAAGCAAGACCACACCTCTTATTTGCCCTGTGGATGGAGCAATTATAATTAAAAGTATATATTGTGCAAATAATGATGGATCATCAGCAATTCTAGTAAATATGAATTTAGTAGATTCTTCTGATTCAAGTGTTGAATATGAATTTTTTAGAGATGACGTGGCCGCTAAGTCACAGATAAATGCAACACCACAAGGCTTGAATTTAGAAGCAGGAGATGCTATAACTGTGCAAGCAGCTACAGGAAGTAGTAAGATACAAGGCGTAATAAGTTATGCTTTAATAAATAGAGAGAATGAAAACGGATAATATAAAAATAATTGATTGCACTACAGTTACAACGTGGCGTAATACTAAAACAGGTGAAGTGTTTAAAGAGAAAGTAGAAGGACCGGATATAGTACAGGATGTAACTGTACAGGTTTCTCCGAAAGGCTTAGACATAATGCAGAAAGTAATGAGTAAAAATGACAACAAACCAAAACCCTAAAGGCGGAACTGAGTTACAGTTAGAGTTTTTAAACAAATACGTTAAAAAAGAGTTATTAGATCAAGTGCAAATTTGCACTAGTGTTCCTGGTAAAATACCTACTGATCCAAATAAAGTAAATATACTTTGGCAAAAAAATTCTTGGGATCAACCTAACTTATATCCTTGGTTTAAAAATAAAGCTAATCATCACAAATACGATTGGTATGTATTTAATTCACATTGGAATTATGAAAAATTTAGAATGATGTTTGGTTTACCTTGTCACAAATGTTTAGTGATTAAAAATGGAATAGAAAAAATAGGAAAAGCTAAACCTTATCAAAAAGGTCAGCCTATAAAAATTATTCATCAAAATACACCTTGGAGAGGATTAAGTGTATTATTAGGTGCAATGCAACTGGTAAAGAATTCACTTGTTAGTTTAGATGTTTATTCTTCTTGTGAAATATATGGTAAAGATTTTTATAAACAAAATAACCATAACTATACGGCTCTTTATAAACAAGCTAAAGAATTGCCTAATGTAAATTATATTGGTTATAAACCTAATGAGTATATTAGAGAAAACATTCACAATTATAATATGTATGTGTATCCAAGTATTTTTGAAGAAACGTCTTGCATATCTTTATTAGAAGCTATGGCTGCGGGTCTTTACTGTGTTACAACTAATTATGGAGCTTTGTTTGAAACGGGTGCAGAGTTTCCCATGTACATACCTTATGATACTAACTACAGAAATTTATCTGAAAAATTTGCTTATGGTATTGACGCGGCTGCTCTTACTTTGCATGACCCTACTATTCATCGTCATTTAGAAGATCAATCTAAGTATGTTAATAATTACTACAACTGGACCAAACAAGCTACGTCTTGGGCCCGATTTTTACAAGGAGCAATTAATGCAAAAAAGTAATACGCCCCCGGGCAAAAACAATGAACCCATTTGGTTTAATAAAACAGATTCGAGCAAAATCGTAGAACACAACAAAGATACTTATCAAACTATAAAGACCAACAAAGTGGATTCTGAGGTTACAGAAATTAATGTAGGAAATGTATCTCCGTATAAAATTATGGTATGCACACCATGTCATAGTGAAGTTACTATGCATTACACACAAGCTGTTTTAAAATTTCAACAAGCTTGTTTAAGAAAAAATATATTGGTAAGTTTTACTTTATTAAAATCTTCTTTAGTTACACAAGGAAGAAACATATGTGTTGCTAGTATGTTAAATCACGAAGACAATTACACTCATTTATTGTTTATAGATTCAGATATTGATTTTAATCCACAAACTATATTTAAAATGTTAGAAAAAGATAAGGATATTATAGGTGTTCCTTATCCTATGAAAACATTAGATTGGAATAAAATGTGGAGAAGAATGCATGAAAAAAAAGATGCAATTGAAGGACCTGATGATTTAATGCATTCTGGTTATACTTATCCAGTTAAAACAGATAATCCTAATGAGGTTGAGGCTCATGATGGTGTAGTAGAACTTACTCATATTCCTACAGGATGTATGTTAATTAAAAGAAAAGTATTAACAGATTTAATTGAAGCTAATCCAGAATTAGAAATATTTCAAGCTACTATTATTAATGGTAAAGAAGTTAAACAACCAAATATGTATAATTTGTTTGACACCTTACATGACCCCAAAACTAAAAGATATTTTGGAGAGGATTTTGGTTTTTGTCAAAGATGGCGAGATATAGGTGGTAAAGTGTACGCATATATTAATGATTTTATTACTCACGTAGGTGAGTATTCTTATTGCGGTCGTTTTAGAGATGATTTGTGGCAAGGCAGTCGGCCTCTCAAATCTGTTGACGAGCCTACAAAAATCAAATAAAGTATAGTATTTTCAGGATATCTATGCCTGCTTAACAGTATAAATTTATTTAAATTATGGCAATATCTAGATCTTTAATGAACAGACAACTTTATGCAAACGGTAGTGGTATAATGAAACTATCGCAAGAAGGTATCGGTGGCGGCGACTATAAAGGTATAGACATGGGTAGTCGAACCGGTTTTGGAATTTTAAAAAAAATTGGAAGAGGAGTTAGAAAACTTATACCTAATGAGATAGCAGATATAGCAGTTAAAGCTGCTCCTTTTGTAGCTCCATTTAACCCTGCTCTTGCAGGTGCTATGGCTGGTATTGGTAGCTTTGATCAAACTGGTAGTATTGGTGATTCTTTAAAAAGAGGTGCATTAACCTATGGCGGTGGACAAGCTGCAAGATACATTGGTGGTGCAGGATTTCAAGGCAACCCTTTTGCATCAGGCGGTGCATTTACACCATCAGGTTTTACATCAGGATTTACTTCTCCTTTAGGTAGTGAAACTGGTCTTGGTAAGTTCTTCTCGAACCGAGGAACTCAACCTGTTGAAGGATTAACAGGGTCTGAAGTAGGGGGTGAAATAACTATGGCTGATTCAGCAGTCACTGGTGTTGATGGATCACCTAAAATTTTAGCAGAACAAATGAGTGAGGTGTCTCTAACTCCACAAAAACTAGCTGAAAAAGTAACAGAACAAGCTATTACAGGTTCACCAAAACAAATGACAATCACAGAATCTATACAAAAAATTTTAAGTCCTAATAGCACTTTAAATGAACGAGGATCTGAAGCTTTAAATCTTTTAAAAAGAGGAACTAAAGCAGCCTTTACAAAAACAGATGCTAAAGGAAATACAGTTATTGACAAACCAGCGGTAATGGGAGCATTAGCTTTTACAGCCTCATATGCAGAAGCTAGAGCACTAGCCGCTGAAACAGGAATTGATGAAGATTTAACTGAAACAGAGTATGATGAATTAACTAAAGCAGATAAAAAAGAAGAGTACGCAAGTTATTTAACTAACTTCTTTG